TACAAATATTGCTTATCACCTACTGACGCGACATACGGCCTGGCCGCATACGTTGGCGCCATCTTGAGTCGACCGTAAACTCGAGGAACCGGCTGATATTGTTGATTGCTATTAGTGTCAGAGCTCCATCCAAAGACATCAGCTTCAACCACCTGAGATCCGAGCTCTGGCATTTTTGCCGAAGGCGGGGGAAATATTGCGTTCAGTGCAAGAGATGCGACCATCGAGGCGGCCGCGACAGCAACAGCACCGGCGACCAGGGCTCCGACCGATCCAACACCTCCGAACATTCCGGCGAAGGCCGCACCACCAGCACCCATCGTGAAATACGAAACCACAACAACCACCGCGATCATTGCTATGGTTTTCAATATATTCCCAGCATCCCCCTGGGGAGTCACCAATAAAGTGATCGGACAGTTTTTCTTCAGGCGCACCTTGCCCCACATGTTGCGAGGCACCACCTTGTCACCAATCTTGACCACCATGTACTCGGCGAGCCAGGTCTCGTTGGCGCATGCGCGCATCACAATGTGTTCGACGCTCGCGCCATCGAAAAACTCCACTATCGAGAAGTTTCCCGTAAGCCCGACGAAAGGATTGTTTCTATATACTGCGTAGCCGGTAGAACCCTGAGATTCGCTTTGACCAGGAGGCAGAGTCAAAACGCTCGACCCCTGAGAGTTTTCCGGCGCTCGCATGCATAAATTCCGATCCATTTAAAAACACTCCTATGTGGCACACATGCGCGCCGACCCTGAACAAAACCGTGTCACCTGGTTGGGGATCGGCGCTGAGCTCGAACTTCGAGCGTTGTGAATCAATGGCCGAGCCAAGCTCTGGGCTTGCTCGGTAGTCTGAATACAGTTCGCTAAAACTTGGATAGTTGCGACCGAGAATCATCGTGTTGAATAGTTTGACCAGGCCAACACAATCGCAGCCTTCCAGGCTCTCGCCACGCAAGACGTATGGGATCCCGATGAGGTCGCCGACCATTATTTAAAAAGCCCGCTGAATGACGACGGCAAATATCGCTCGTTCGGAAATGCTGTGTTGAGTAAGTCGTCGACCGTCACCGTCATTTTGATTGTGTCCTTGTCATACTCAACCGATGCGACACGCATATTCAGGATCTCGAACTCCACCACATCAGGAGTCGATGCCAGGATGAATTCGAGCTTCACGCCGATGAAGGTGCCGCTGCTGCGGATGATGTCGATTAACTCGAGCGATGCGTTTTGACAAACAATCTCAATGGCCGCCAAACTCTCGCCATCGTCCGCGGGCAAAGTGATCTCCAGCGGGAAGGCGATGTACTCCTGGCCGCGAGAAACAATCTTGTCGATGTTGTTGACCAGGCGAATCGGCGTCGGAATTGCGCCGCCTGAGAATGTCAGCAGGAATAGGAACACCTCCTTCGTATTTGGGTCCAGTGCCGCTTTGACAAGTTTCTGCGAGAAAGCCATGTCAGACCTCATCCAGTTGGCATGCGACAGCCCAGGTCAGTGGCCCGACTGAGGTGATGGTTGGGGGCGCTTTGAACTTGAATGTTGCTGGAGCACCAGAGATCGGCTTGAGCCAGTCGAACGGCAATGTCCCTTGCGCCAGGTCGATGTTGTAGAAATCCACGAACGCCAAGTATTGCGCGCGATCAACCCAGATGTTCATCGTGGCCGAGATCCTGGTGCGAGTAAATCTCGGGCGAGAGATGCTCGGACCTACATCAGGGTTTGAGCGAACCACTCCGTCCATCATGGTCTCGGAGTAGTCATAGTTCGGATTGTCTTGCAGTATCGCTGGGTATTGAGCATTGGGCATCATCGCGCTCCTTGTCTGCGTAGGCCGTAGGTCGAGCCCATTGCCTTGTCAAATTGGCCGCTGGCAATCCCTTCAGCGACAGCTTTCTTGATATAAATATCAATCACCTTGCTGCCACCTGGTGTGCTGCGCTCTTTTGTTTCAACCTCGCCACCGTTTTGGTTGTAGACGTTGACCTGTGTGCCGCCGCCCGAATTGGCTGCCGCGACCCCGAGTTTGCCGTCTGGACCCCGACGCAATGGCATCACGGCCTCTGGACCGGCCTCACCCATCAACCCCCGCCCAGTGGCCATCGGGAAGAACTTCGGATTTGTGACCACACCGCCACGGGCGAATGGGATGATGTTGCTCCCGTCGTATACGTTGCCGCGAGCGTTCGGCAGAACTGGATAAGCAATCGCACCAGCCCCCCCGTCAGTTGTGCCAGAGCCGCTAGTTGTGGCGCCGTTTCCTGAGCCGAAAATATTCCCAGCGGCCTGGTTTAATGCCTTGACCAGCGGGAGGACCACCTGCGTTTTTATGATCAATTCCGCGATGGTTTTGCCCAGACCTGTGAGAATATCGTTAAAAGACTTGCCGCTTAATATTGCGTCGGAGAAAGCGTTCCCGATTGCCGCTGTGATTCCGCTGATAGCTTGGTTTTGTCGTGCGTATTCCTCGGCCGCCCCCGCCATTACCTTGCGAAGCTCTTCGGCAGACAATGCCCCATCTTTATTGAGCTGGTTTGCTTGAGCGAGTAGTTGGTTGTATTTTTCAAGGGCCGTGACGTTTTTCTCAAGCATCTGAACGGCGAGTGTGCGGCCCTGATTGGATTTCTCGAGCTCGTCCTGCTCCTCATATCCCTGTCGAACGCTGTTGTATTGCAGCTCGTTGAGACGAGACTTACCTTGGGCATACTCTTCATCGAGCGCAATAATCTTTTTACGCGCGTCGGTTGTTTTGTAGATTGACGCTGCGACGTCGAACTCTGTTCTGTTTAATCTTACGTTTTCCTCAGTGAGCACCTGCTTTGCAGTGGCTTGGTCACGCATAACCTTGAGGTAGTACTCGTAATCTTCCTGTCCCTTTTTAATATCCCCCGTCGTAGTGAAATCACCTGACTTAAGTCTCTCCAGCGCACCCTGTTGTTGAGCCATCATTGCGTTCAAGCGCATTTGACCCTGATTCTGACGTTGTGCATTAGTGAAGTACTTGATGACAGCGTCGGAAACCTCCGCGCCCGAATCTTTAGCCTGATATAAACCTTTGACAATTGAGTTCAAAGATTCGGCCTGTCTGGATAATGCCTCGGCCCTATCCTTTGTCCCTTCTAAAGTTCTGAGAACCGTATCGGACGACTGTTGGTACTGGGAATAATACTCAGCACCGACTGAAGTTGCGGCCGCAAGTATCTGAGCATTGTCAACATAGACATTTTGTGCCAGGTCTGCTCCATCACTCAAAGAGACCCCGCCAGTATTAACAAGTGCCGACTGGTCTTTATAAGCCTTTAGAGTTGCGATCCGCTTTTCGAAGAAACCCAGCTCCGAGACGATCTCATTGAGTTGTTTGCCGATCCCATTGCGAAGGTCGATCGTATTTAATCTAGCGATGTTGATCCCAAGCTCTGTCGTGGCGATCAACCAGTTTCTCGTCGCAGTGTCACCCTCTTTGAATTGAGTGACAAATGCGTCTAGATCCTTTCTTTCTGCTAACTTGGTCGATCTTTGCAATTCCTCAAGTGCTGCATCAACCGCCTTGATTGACTCTTCCAGAGTCATTGCCGTGTTGTACCAATTTTTAAACGCATCGACAGCAACAGGCGCCATCGCGGCCACCACACCAATGACCGCACCCAAAGCACCGAAGCTCATCAAAAGCTGTGGAGCTTGCTGACCGAATGCTCGCATCGCATCCTGGCCACCAGTCACCTGGACAATAAAGTCCTGCACCTGATAGCTGGCGTTCTGCACGCCACGCTGCATATTCTTGAAACCGCCAGTCGACGCCTGGGCGCTGCTCTGCACGTTCTTGATCGCGGAGTTTGCTTGCTCGAGCTGTCGAACGGCCTGGCTCGCCTCGACCGTGACCCGCATTAGGAGTTCGGATTCATTAGCCATTTAGATTGCGCCTCACCTTAAATATGATTGCCGGCCAGCGTTGGTCTTTGCCAAAGCTGTATCCGAACGGGTTCTGCTCGTACCAGACATCGGCGACGATTAGCGACTTGTATTTTCTTTGTAGCGAGTTTGCGACCCGCTTAGTGATGCTGACCCGAGCCCGAGCTTGCTTGCCCTCTGAGACTCGTTTCGCACGCTTGAGACGTCGAACCAAACTCTGCGCGCCCGTCCAATTGCCGGCCTCCAAATGCCTTGCGTATGCCTCATCGCTTGTGATCCTTATGTCGTCGCCGCGCTTTGCCTTGCCTGCCGCCTCAGGAGATGATTTGGCGCCATTGATGTACACCGCCCAAGAGCTTGCAATCCTGCCAGTTGATCGAGCACCGTATGAATTCGACAAATCAGCGAGCTGAGTGAGGGCCTCTTCGATGGCGGCCACCATGTTGCTGCCGCCCTGGCTGAATTCCCAGCGATAGTTCTTTCTCATCATTTCGGGCGATGTGCCTCGGCGGCCATCAACAAAGAATCCGGCGAGCTCGTTACCCTTGCGGAGTTGATCGTTGACAACCTCCATCCCCTTGGCATAAGCAAAGGCCCGGATCCCACGCACGCCGAAGTCGAGAAACTCCTTGGGGACCGCAGACCCCTTGACGTATCTATTGCCGACTTTAAGTTGAAGCTCGACTTGCACTTGTCACCCTCATAAATTCAACATCGCATCGCTGCAACAACATCACCGCCGCATCCGGCAGCTGGTGACGCCTCTGGGCCTCCCAGTAAGTACCGATTGGTATTGGCCCAATACCCATCCCGATCTGCCTTGCTGTGCTGAGCTCAAAAAACAAATTCAGCAACACATGTTCACCGTCGCAAAACTCTGGCCTCACATCCTCAGGTTTGATCTTGCCTCGGCGGGCGAGCGTGTCATAAAATGCCTCACGCCCAGCCCATTGCAAAGACCAGGTCAAACCCTTGATCAGTTTTTTGCTTCTGCTTCTAACTTCATCTCATATCCTGACAATGCGTTCTGGACCTTAATCCAGATCTCCTCTTTAGCCAGCGGATACTCGTCCCAGAAATTTGCAGCCTCGGCACCCTTCACACTGATCACCTGACCAGGAAAGAAAGCACGACGCTGTGCATCAGTCATATCGAACGGCGTGGCCGCGATATTTCCATCAGCACCCACTGGCAACAATTTTGCC